TGCACAGGTATTTGTGTCAAACTTGTTTTGGCGTCCTTAACCGGACAAGGGCAGCGGACTGGTGCGTAGGAGCGTACTCCTTGCAAAAGGAAGGATCCCCGGGGTAACACCCACGTGGCCGCAAACCACACCAGGCTTAGCCACCCGCCTGACCAGCTGGTGGCCGGACCGCTCAACTCAGATTGGGCAATCGGGTCTGTACTCGCTATGGGTATGAGGCAGCTTACGCCGACCAGTATACAAAACGTGCTGGTCCACCCTCCGCCAGGTGTCAAAGATGGCGGAGCGTTTGTCGGGCGACGATTAATAGCCCGAGCCTTCAGTTATTCCGCAACGACTGGAGGCTATTGTTGAGTGCGGAGGCAGGCGCGGTTAAACCGAATCCGCGCAGTGCAAAGAGGGTGAGCACATGGTTGGGGAACCGGTCTAGGACCAGGAGAACCAACCAGTGCACATCGCGAAAGCACAACACGTCTGGCATTGTGGGAGCAGGTAGGCCCCCAAGTGACAAGCCCGTTCAAAACCGGGCGTGGTACGAGGTCTGGAGGCAGTGGCACAGCAAGGATGATTTGCTGGTGACAAAGCTCGAGGCTGGTGGCCCGGACGTGACACGAGTGGTGGCGAAGGCCCAGGAGGGGGTCTTTACTGCCTTGAAGAAGAAGGGTGTGCCCCTAACACGCGGATGTGTTGGATTGTCCATCATGGCGCTTAGCAAGAGCCCGTGCTTCATTCGGAGCATGAGCGCGCTGGCGTGCTGGAATGGATGCAACAAAGAGTCAGCGATTGCGCTTCTGGTCAAAACTGCCGAAGAGAATCAAGCTGGACTCCGCGTTTACGAGGAGGTTGAGGACGGATCAGGGATGATCCGACTCCTCAAGGAGGTTGAGCAACCGTCAAAGTCACAAGAGCCTGTATGGGCCGTGGCTATCATGAAGGCTGATAGGGATTATCACATGTTACCACTGACATCTGTCAACCCCCTCCACATCCATGTTGAAAACCCGGTGCCCCAAGACAAGGACAGCGCTGAAGAAGCAGCAAATCACGTCATGGAGGCAATAGCCAAAGCCAAGGCTATCGGGATCAACAATAAGCCAAAGCCGCAGGGCGATGCTGCGGATTGGTGGAAGGCCAAGCTTGAGGCCTTAAAAGAAGAGAAGCTGGCAGCCGGGAAGAAGACTGGCAAAGGTGGGAAGGCAACCCAAGCTATGAGAGCTGAAGACATCCCCGCGAAGTTGGACTACACCTCCAGTGAGGTGAGTACACCACGCGGTCGCGGCAAGGGGGTCCTGGATATTGCTACTAGCAGTAAGGATCCCCAAGTCGTGAGATGGCGAGATGAAGTGTGTGACCTCTTTGGGGAGGAAAACACGATATTCGCCGGTGAGGAGCAGGCCTTGGAGGAGTCGAAGGCCATGTTCCTCGAGAACCAAGCCCGTGAGGAGCGGGCCAGGCTTCAACGTGAGCAGAGGGCTCGGGTTTTGTCCCAAGACATGCTCAAGTTGGCACTCAACCGACTTGCGGTTCCTGTACAGCCACCAAGACCAAGATTGTTCAATTTCCCAACATTTGAAGAATACAGGGGTATAGTGCGAATGGCACGATTGAACAAGTGGAAAAGTGACAGGGATGAGCTGCAGGACTACAACATGATCATCTACCGTCCACGGGAAGTGGAGAAGTGGTCATTAGTGCCGAAGCCTAATCCGGAGTGTGGTCCATCTTGGCTCTGGGAGGGCCAAGGAAAAACGACGGCATGGGGCCGTTGGGGACCCCCCCCTGGGGTGAATACGGTGTGGTGTGGTGGCTGGTGGCCGCACATCATGCCCCAGGGGAGTAAGCCAACTCCGTTCTTCCGACCAGCTAGGCCAACTATGGCTGCAGCTACCGTGGAGAATGTTAAGATCTGGGGTGATTTGATCTACTATTATCCTTTCAGAGCGACAGTAGGTGTCAACTGGCAGGAAAACGTGGTGATATGCAATGGTGAAAAACAAGATGTCTTCCTGGTTGGGAGCACTGTTTTAGCCAACAAGCACGCCTTTAAGGTCGAGTATGTTCCAGGGAGTAGTGAGACGTTGATTCAGTTGGTGAGGACTGAGAGATCTCTCCTTGACCCTATCAAAGCCGAGATGATGGTTAGAAGCGGAATGAGTAGATTCTTCAACCATTATAGAAGCAGCACAATTCTTCGCTCCAAGGTTGATGCCTTAGAAACAGTGGTAAAACGCCGGATTGGCTACACTGTTGCTGAGTCACTGCCTTTGACGCCTGTTGAAGTTGCTGCTCTTGGCGTGGCCAAATCGTGCGCGGCGCGAGGCCAGTATGGTAAGACCACTGTGAAAGCCGAGCAATCCATCCGTTACACTCGTGACAAGGTGGCTGCAATGAAGGTAATCACAGGAGGAAAGCCGTACAATTGGGGTTATTGCTATTCCTGTGGAGTCGATAAGGGTGGGAAGAG